ACGCTCTAATATCAGTGTAAGCATTCTGATGTGCGCCAGTAATAATTTTTAAGGAGGTTGCTGCACTTTCAAGAGTCATCTCTTTAGAAATATATTGGAATGCAGATGGATCTCCTTCAATGCCAGCGACTCTAGCGTCAACTGCAAAGTCCTGAATGATATTGTTGACTCTATTAGAAGTTAGAATTGCACTAACTCTTTGAGAGTCAATTACAGGAGACAAACGTGTATCTACTGTTGACATCTGAACGCTCATATTCAGTGCCTTATTGCCTGGAAGTGCTGTCAGTAGATTTGTTGAGTTTACATCCGAAGTAATAACTCTTGGGGAAGTAAGATAATTTGGTCTATTCAGGGCAATAGATTCAAATCCATTGTCTAGGAATGGAAGTTCATTTCCACTAAGACTCTTACCTGTTACTGTTCTAACTGTTGCTGTTACATTAGTTCCCTCTGGAGTAATAGTCTGAACAATTGGAGTCAGGATTTCATATGGCATATTCTGAGTTGCCTTTATAGTTTCACCACCAGTTGATTTCTTTGTATTGGCAAAGAGTTTTGGATGTCCTGAAGCAGCAGTTCTATCTATTCCATCAGATGACATATCAATTTTAATATTATAGTGATCATAATCAATGGAATTAGAAACTGTAGAATCTGAGAGTTCGTGTGACTTGTTAATTCTTCTCAGAGATACACCATTAAGTTCATACTTATAAACTGGAGTTCCGACTGGATAATCTTTAGGATCAGTTCCTCTGGTGATAGTTCCTCCAAGAGAACTACCTGTTGCAGTCGTAAATCCAATGATTTCATCTCCAATTTGGATATATCCAGCGTTAGTGGTTCCAACACCAACATTTTCAAAGGTGAAGAACTGACTACCACTTTCAACAGTCAGAGCACCAGTAGAGTCTGCCGTATATGCAGCAGTCAATTTGGTTGGTTTGGTGTCTGGGGCAACTCCTGAGATAGCAACAGTGTTGCTGTCATCATACATTCCGTGGTTCTTGTGATTGACCTTAATGTGTAAACCATCACTTTCAACAGTGACTTCTGTTGGTCTGAGATAAGGACCAACACCCATTCCAGCATAATTCAGAGTAGTGGTAACTCCAGAATTGTTGATAAACTGAAGAGTGTTGCCAACACCAGTCAGGAAGTCTCCCTGAACATTGTCAAGAATTAATTCGCTGCTGCTTCCAATAGACGTTACAGAAAGTCTAACCCCAGCGCCAAGGTTATTCTGTCCAATGGTTGTGATACCCAGAACATCACCAATTTGATATCCAGAACCACCATGGGCAGTAGATTTGACTGTTGCAAATCCAATAGTTCCATCAGCAGTTACTTGAATGTCGGCACTTGCACCTCTACCATTTCCAGTTACTGTGGTCAAAGCAATTCCAGGATATGTAAATGGTCCAGTGTAACCAATACCTGCGTTGATAACATTCATCGTACCAACATTAGTTCCTGCAGTACCAACAAAGTTTGCAGTCGCATCGGAACCAATTTGAGTAACAGTGTTACCAAGTGTCAAATCAGGATCATTGAATGTTGAAGAGAGACCAACTCTAATCTTCTTAGAGTTCATACCAAGTGAGTTGGGAAGGAGCGTAGGAATTTGTCCATTTCCTTCCTTGAGTTGTGGATTATAGAATTCTACAGAACCACTCTCAACAAAGTCTGCTCTATACAGACTAAACTTAAGATCTTCCCACTGACTTGGTTCCCAGGTAGATGCGTTCTGTGATTTAAACAGAGAACCAAGGTATGGCTGGTTGGAGATGAAAGTATCGCTAATCAGATCGTTCTCGCCAACTCTTGAGATGTATACGCTGTATTTTGTAGAGTTTGAAGCAACGCAAATAGCATATTCTGTCCCTGCACCTTCAAGGAAAACTGGGGCCTTGAATTCAAATGAGGTAGCAACTGAACCATCTCCAGAGAGATTAACTTGATCAGGATCTAAAGTTACTTCAGAGAAAGGAAGAATCTTTTGTGTAGGCAGACCATTATTCATAGTTCTAATCTGCAGGGTTACAGGAACGTCTGCATCATCCTTGGTCCTAAAGAAAACATCACACTTAGTCAGATAAATTCCACTATCATCATCAACCAAGAAGGACTGTGCTAGAGGATCATACCAGAAATGGACTGTCTGTTGGACATTAACTGAACCAACGGTGCGACTACGAACTACTTGGGTGCCAGTCGTTCTTGCAACTGCTTGATCTTCAAATTCAAGTTTGTTTTGAATTCTAGCATTTCTAACAGAAACAATATTCTCTTGAACAGTTTCAATAGTTCCGCTTGAAATGTAACCTTCTTCTGCAATAGTTGTTGCAGTTTCTTGATTATTTGTGCTGCTATTTACAAATGTAAGAACTCTTGTTCCAGTCTCAAATCTTGGATTTGTATTTACATTTGGATCTGGGATAAAGAAACTACCTTGAAGTGCTGCTCCAATATCAGAAATAAGTTTTACATCAGTAATTGTTGCCTGAGCACCACTAGTCTTACCAACCAGAGTCATATTTTGCTCAACATAACCAAAGAAATCACCTTGTACTTGATTTGCAAGAGAGAATGTGTCTACATTCAAAATTGTAGATGTTGAAGAATATGTTTCACCCATTGGTTGGGAGTTATATGGACTTTGACGATACACTCTATCTGGAGAATCATATGGGCCTTCTTTATGATTTGCTTGAGCAACTCTGAAGGTAATTTTTGGAGAATTTACATTTACGGGACCAGTTCCTGCGTTGATCATAGTACCAACAACAGTTTCTCCAACCTCAAATGTTCCTGTTGTCATAGAAATTTCTAACAACTTAGGAACACAGAACTTAGTTACATTAGAATTATCAAAGAAAGCATACAGTCTCGTCAAAGGCTTGAGTTTCTTCGCTTCAAACTGAATGTTTCTAGATCTCATGTAAGGAACAACATTTCTGCTTACGACTCTATCGCCAACAGAAGTTCTATCAAATTGTTCGGTAACAATGGTTCTAGAACCAGTTCTGGACATAACTCCAGTGTCTCTTACCTCTCTAAGAGTATCTTCAATAACAGCAGCACCAATTGTTCGCGTGCTAGATCCGCTATATAGTCTTCCACGAGGACCAGAGTGAACGACTCTGGGGAAGTTTTCAGTTCTGGTTCTTGTAGTCTCAATTACGTCTCTACCAGTCCAATTAGTTTCCCAAGCATTCCAGATAGTAGGAGCAAATCCAGTCTGAGGATCAACGCCCTGCTCTTCGACTGCTCTTGCCATGACGTTCTCATAGTCACCTTCAACGTCAATAATCTTCGCTTCAAGTCTTACAGTATCAACCCAGGTATCAGTTGCTGGAGTCAACTCAAGACTTCCCTGCCAGAAACTTACAAGGAAAGGAGTTACACTTTCGGTTCTAGTAGCAAAGGTTTGTTTTAACCATTCAACTTCAGCATAATCCAAAGTGATAACATCATTGGACTTTCTGATATTGACACCCTCTGGTTGTGCGGTAGATAAATCAGCGGATGCATCTACATTTACAACTGGACCCTGAATAAGGTCAATAGCGTTTGTATAATGCTGAGGTCTCAGAACTTTGAATTCAGAATCCAGACTATTCTTGAATGGAACAGACTCTTCTTGGGCATTCAAAGAAGTGAAGTTATCTACAAAGAATCCAGACTTGAATCTATTGAGACCATCTCCATCAGGAATGAAGAAACTTGCAGTATTTGTTTCCAGCAAGGAAAGTGCAGTATAGTACTCTAAACTTCTAATTCTATCTTCCAGTCTCTTGATATCACGCATCTGATATCTCTTATGCTGGAGGAAATCTAACTTAACCTGAGACATATCATAGAGATATGGCGGCAGAGTCACAGTTGCAACTTCAATAGCATCATCAACAGCTAGTGGTCTTTCTAATTTTTCGGATGGAGTTCCATATTGAACTTGGAACTTACCAGCCTGAGTTAAGAAAATTCTATCAATTCTTGGGAGATAGTATGAGAATGATATATCAAATGCATCATCAGAGGAGAGAATACTAGAAGAATTTCCTGCTCCATTAAATGATCTTCCATAAAATTCAAATGGAGATCTAGCACCTTCAGTTACTGTATAATTGGAAGTCTTAGGTCTAATATCAATAATGTCAGTGTTTCTAAAACCATCAATGGTCTTAATATCTTTTGTATAATCAAATTCAGAATATGAATTTGTTGTGACAATATCTCCAGAATCTGCTGCTTCAAAATAACCATTAGTAAAGTAAACTTTCAGTTGTTTTGTAGCAGGATCAACACCATCCTTTCTATTGATAGAACCACCACCATAGAAAGATCCTCTCTGACCTGTGCTGAACTTATAGTCCTTTGAGACATTAAAACTTGGTTCAGTTACCACTGAAACTGTTCCATCAATATTAGTTTCTTCAAATCTTATAGTCTCTCCCTCAATCAATGCATTGGTATTTTTAGGAATATAAGAGATCTTAGTACCAGTTAATTTTTCTGCAATTACACCTACAGCGCCACTAGTGAGTCCCTCAAACCTTTCTCCAACCAAAAGATCACTAGTTTCTCCTTGTGGGCCAGAGAGAGACGCGATAATAACAGTTGGTGCTGATGCTTGACTTGTATCTGCAGATTCATAAATTGCTTGGATGTTAATAACATCACTAACATTCAAAGATATTCTCTTATCCTGAACTCTAGTACCATAAGCATAGTTTCCGTAAGTAAGACCATCATTCAGAGTTGTTGCCCCAACTCCAGATCCTACAAGGTTGGATTTGTCAATTATAACAGAGTTAACTCTGTTCTTTTTCTTTTTCTTCGCAACAGGCTTGAGTTTCTTAACCGTGTAAATTAGTTGAGCACCAACATCATTTGTGCCAAGGTTATAAATTTGAAGTTCTTTATTTTCGCTATCAAAAGCAAACTTGTTTGCAGTCAGAACCTCAGTTGAACCATCAGATCTAATCAGAGAATATCTCTCCTCGTCAAATGGCATAAATGTTTCATTAGTTCCTGCATTTACCACCGCAGACAATTCATTGTCGGTGATATTTACAGTCTCATACTTTCTGAGAGTAATGAAAGAATCATTGAGAGTAACTGATTCAATATTTTCTTTTGGAAGTGTCGTATAGAGTGTACTACCACTTGATTCTGAAAGTTTTGTTGCAAGAACTTTCATATCAGTAACTTCAATTCTTGTTCCAGTTGTAGGAAGTCTTCCTTCACAGATGCCAGTAACAGTTGTGACACCAGAAATTACAATACTTGTATCGGTTACTGACTGAACAGTAGCAAACACTGGATCAGTAAAACTTTGTGCAGTATCTGTGCTAGTGTAACTAATCAGATCACCAACACTTACTAAACCTGGGAACTGTGGGTTTGCTGAGATAACAGTGCTATTGCCATTAGAATTTACAGCAGTAATGGTAGCAATGCCGATGGTTGCTTGAGTAGAAGGAATAACGTCTGCAGCAAAAGTTGTTCCTACGCCAACTTTACCATATACTGACTGAACATCACCGATGCCATATGCAGTAATCGCTGTAGCAACTCTACCATTGTCAATACCATCAAATTTAAATCCTTCAAATCTAGTGAACTCTCCAGAAGTTTCATAGAGTTCAATGACATTAGTATCAGAAATACTATTCTTCAGGAAACCAGTCGCTCCACTGTTTGTTCCTTCAACAAATACTGGTGTAGTTAATGTAGTGTTTTCATTCAGGGTAATTTTAGTTACTGTCTGTACATCAAATAAGGAAATGTCCCACTGATTAGTATCTCCATTGGAGGTGCTATATGAACCAGACTCAAGTCTGAAGTCGTAAACTCTAGCAACACCAATTTCAGCACCTGCTGGCTCTGTTTGTGCAGCACCAACTGCACCATCAACCGAACCAACTCTTTCATCTCTCAAACTGAGAACATATGTATTACCAGAACCAACCAGAGGAGCTCCATATACTCTATTCAGATTGAGAGTTGAACCAGTATTGTAGAAAATTGATTGATTTTCAATTGTCTTGGTTGTTCTTGGTTTTGGAGAATCAAGAACAGTAGTTCCTACAGTCTCAATTTCATATCCCTTGACGTATGCTTTTCCTGGGGAAATTTGATACAGTGCTAAATCGTCAGAAGGTACAGATCCACCTGGAGTAACTTGATCTGCTGCCAAAAGACCTCTATTTCCTTCTCCGTCATTAAGAGATTCTGTTGGAGTAACAACAAATGGTTTTACATAGTAATTTCCAGACTCATCATGAGTTCTTCTTGCAAGTTCATTATTAATGACTGAGTATTCAGAAGTTGTTCTGTTAACTCTTAAAATGCCATTTTCAACAACAGCAAGTTCTACAAAATTTTCGTCATTAAAGTCAGTGAGTGCTTTTTTGAATAGAAAAACATCAACTTTAAGTCTGTCTGCACCAGGTGCAGCATAGTTATTAAATCCTTGAGAATTATCAGTTAGAGTTTCATCTTGATCTGGAGTAATAATCTCCTCATTAATATAGAGACCAATTCTATAAGAAGGAGTGTTGGTGTATTGATCAAGAATCAGAGTTTCGTCATCAACATTAACGAACTGTCCTCTAATGAAATATACACCATTAACGATTGAAAACGCGGATCCTGTTGAAGTAGCTTCTTCAGCAATAGTAGACGCAAATGCCTCTCCACTAGCGATGATTTCATTACCTAAAAGGCCACTAACAATATTTCCTTCAACAGTAAGGATTTCTCCGTTAGCAAATACTTGAGTCTCATTATTCTGAGTGCTAGAGCCCAAGTAGTTCAAATAAAGAGTTGGATTGCCTCTTTCAGAATCTAAAGATGAGATATAACTTTGAACGACCGCAGTAACACCAGAAGTTCTTCCAGTGATTTTCAAACCGATTAACTGATCAAGATATGCGTCAATTGGAACGCCTTGATGAGTTGTGTTCAGTTCTACTGCATAATAGTTTCTGCTATATGCAGTATTACCAGGAATTACTTTTGCACCTTCTTTAAAAAAGTGCTGTCCAAATCTTTCAATCTGATTCTGAAGAATAGATTGAAGTGTTGTTAATTCTCTTGCCTGAACTGGATATCCAGGCTTGAACAATACTCTATGATAGTTGTCCGTTGGATCAAAATCATCATAGTATGGGGCAACATTGAGATTGGTGATTTGCGACATAATTCCTTATTAGAATTGTAATATAACCTTGATGTCTTCTTTTTGATTAGTTGATCTTGTCACAGATGGTCTATTGTCAACATAGATTATGTTGCCTGAGTATTTTGCAACTTCAGGGTTCGCAATACCATTAGTAAATGATTGACCAAGGTAGTAGGTCCTATTATTTATTACGGTTGATACACCCGTAAAAGTGCTGTCAATCGTCAATCCTTCAGCGACAGAACCACCAATAACTCTAAGAGAACCATCTCCAGTTGGAGATGCAGTAAAGTCAACTTGGTCAAATCCATATTGTGGATTTGTAATTGCTGCCCCTACAGTATTAAATCCTGATTGACTTCTATCTTGCCATACTTTCAGGACTCCAGTAGACTGATCATAACTTACGACTCTTGCAACAGCAGTTGATCCTGTTGCAACTGTTTGAGTAACAAAAGAATCTGCGTCAAAAGTAGCACCACTATATCCAGTTCCAGTTAATCTGAGAGCAAGAAGGGCGCTTGCCTTATCTGCAGATAATGGTGTATTAGTTCCAAAAGTATTTGGTTTCTCTACGATACCAACTCTTGCAATTTGATTTCCAATAATAAAATCTGGGTTTTGAATGTCATTTTGGAATCTAGAGTACATGAGAACATTTTTTGCTCCAAGTTCTCTGTAGATATCCGCACCATGTCCTCCTTGTGGAGAAATAATAACGTCAAAAGTTGGTCTTGTGGTTCCTGTTGGAACACCACCAGCAACTAAATCAACATTTCCATAAGTGTAACCAGATCCCTGATTAGAAACTACAACAGATGCGACTTGAGAATCTGCATTCATTGTAATTGTACATTCAGCACCAGTTCCATTTCCTTTGATCGGAACATTAGTATAAACTGCATTTGCAGTACCCAGTGCAACACCCCTTCCAGTAACAATTACTGTTTTGATTGATCCGTCTACAGCATTATCACGAACCGATGCATTTGTATCTGAAGACGCCCAGTCCGAAGGAACAGGAATGTAATTAGTAGAGTCAAACTTTACAATATCCGCTGGCGCAATAGTATAAAGATATTTCCAAATATATCCATCACCACTTGCACCCGCAGCTCTTGGTTCTAAATCAACGAATGTTGGTTCATCAAGAGATGGTGCTCCATTTGGAGTCTCAGGAGTCGTTCCATTCTGGAGACAAATATAAACCCTATAGTCGCTATTCATTACATAGAAGAACGACCCATAAAGAGCCGTGGAACCAGATACCTTAGCGGTATTTGAAGTGCTATAGTCATGGCGATACATGTCAAACGTATTACCAGACTTCCACTCAACTTTGGGAACTACTAATTTTACATCACTGCTTGTGATTTTTTTTAATCCAATCACAGTTTCCCATATTTCATTTTCACTATCAAAATTATCTACAGGTGCTGGTGGACTATTGTCCCAATCAGATTGAATATCGGTTGCATTTGGCAATCCAATAAAAGAATAATAAGAACTGCCAGACGTTGTAATGCCGTCAAGAAAATTTCTTGCGTTCAATATTCTGATTTGGTCAGTTATAATTGCGGCCATTTTGCTGGGTTTTTTACTTATTTATTAGGGGTTTTGGAACTAATTTTTATTTAGTATCACACGTCATAATCTGTAATTTTCAGAGGAACAAATCTTCTGACCAGAGCAGAAGTCGTAATTCCACTGACTCCATCTTGATTATAGAAATTGAACGCAGATGTAGAAGTTCTTGCAGTTGTTTCAATTCTGCCAAAACTGTAGTTTCCAAAGAAGGTGTTAACGCCAACTGCAGAGAAATCGTAACCGTTGTAACTCAGGACACTGACCGTGACTTGATTAACTGTTGTCGATCCAACTCCAGGTAGAGTCTTTTGAGTAGTTGCTGCGCCAACAACCTCATAGACGTTATCAATACAGGTGGTTCCAACACCAACTGCAACTGCTCCACCAGGTTTGAGTGAAGTAACACCAAGACCAACGTTAGAGTTTCTAACCACAAAGAAGTCGCCAACAGCAAGGGTGCTGACAGTTACTGCGGTTCCTACAAGTTCAGTGTCTTTGAGTGCAGAGTTATTTGGAATGAACAGATCAAAGACCAGTCCAGTTGCAACTCCAACAGTGGTTGTAGTTACTCCAACGATATTTCCAAAGTCACCTCTATAAGAAATTCCTGCACTGAGTCTTTCTGCAAGAACTGCAGGAGTCTCAATAAGAACAACTGGTGGATTAGACTGTGAATATCCAGTCTTAGCAGCGCCAAGGGTAATAGAAGTTACTACTCCAGCAGTGATTGATGCTGTTGCAGTTTGTCTCTGCTCAGATCCAAGTCCAACTGGATTTCCAATAACGACTGTAGGTGCTGAGGAGTAACCAGAACCACCATCGGAGATTGTAATTGCAGTAATTGTTCCAGCAGAACCAACTGTAGCAGTAGCTGATGCTCCAACTCTTGCATCTTGAGAAACTATCAAAACATCTTTCTGGAAAGAAAGTGATGAACCCGATTCATGTTGTTGGTTGAATAGTGGTTGAACATTCTCAACGTAGATGGTAGTAGAACCAACACCAACAGTTTGAATTACATTGCTAGTTGGGAAAATATTTGCCTTATATCCAGGTCTATCTTTACCAACTCGCTCACCATTGATGATTTTATCTGCGGTTTGCTTACACCAGGTGACGGGTCTTTCAAGATTAATATTATATGCCAATCCTGGACCATAGTAAGCATTTGTTGTTACCTGGTCAGTAGAATCAACGCTATATACAAGTCTTGCATCTTCATCCAAGTCTTTTGACTGGTTTAGTGTAGAATCGTATTCAATATCAAGAGTATCTCCTTGCTTGACGGTCTCTAAAATATCAACAGATTTAACATCAACAGAACCATTTCCTCTGTAGAACAAGATATCTACAGTATCGCCAGGTTTAGGTGGTTCTGGGAATACAATTGTGCTTCCTCCATTAAATATATACCCTTCCCCTGGAACCTGGAGAATGTTATTGAAAAGAACAATGAGAACATCTT